CGCCAGACGTTCCACTGTTCCCGCTGCCGCTGCTCGTCATACGGGTTGGCATAGATGCTGAAGCCCGCGCGTGCCGCGTACTCACCGCGCAGCACCGCCTCAAGGTGCTCGTCCTTGGTCAGCTTCTTGGGCTTCATCTGAACTCTCCGAGCCGGCGGTTCTGCTGCGCCCGCACATCGCGGGCGCGTTGGGCCACGGCATGGAGGGCCACGCTAACCGCGCGCTTTGCGGGCACGATAGAGGGCGGGCAGCCGACCGCGCAGGAAGCGCTGGAACTGCCCGCTGGCCGCCCGTACCTCGGCGAGGGCGTCGCTGGGATCGGTACCCGGATTGAGCGGACGCGCCAGCGTCGCGACGTCGATGCGTGCCGGTTCCTGGCTCATGTGAAGACTCCCTGCGTTCCCCTGGCGTGCGCGGCGATCGTGCCCAGGCGGGTCATGGCGAACTGCCACCAATCATGCCTGCCGAGCGCCTCGAAGTCAGGCTGCAACGCCGTCAGCCGCTGGCGCAGCCACGCGATGTCTGCGGGCGTGAGCGGGTTGTCCGCCCAGTCGAACCCGCCCCAGCCATGGCGCTGCTTGCTCGGGTCGAAGTGCAGGAACCACATCGCCGCGAACGGTCCGGCCGCCTCGGGCGGGGCCGCCGCCGTGGTGCCGTCGCCGTCCCAGAACGACAGCGCGTGGTCGTAGCCCCACACGATCCCGTTGTCGTCCACGTTCCAGTTCGTTTCGTTGCCCCGGTCCCAGTTCCCGGCCAGGATGTCGAGCGTCGCCAGCCGCGCCGCGGCAACGGTGCCGCCGTGCTGCGCCGCGAGCTCATTGACCTTGATCCCCTGCGCCGCCGCGGCGCGGTCTGCGCGCTCGCCGGGCACGACGTCCATGAAGACCTCATCGTCGTCGTAGCGCAGGACGCGCGGAACGGGTGCGCCGAGGCGCTGCCCCATGAGGCCGATCAACTGCTCCGCGTCCGCTTGGCGCTTCGGGCCGAATCCGGGGCCCATCGTGTCTCCGGCGTCCGTCATGATCTTGTGGACGGTCTGAGTGCCGTTGTTGTGCTCGATCAGTTCAGTATGGCCATGCAGCCCGCCAGCCAGTCGCGCATGCGACCTGTCACCCGAGTCGACTGCGGCGATGAGCTTCCGTATTCCCACGGGGTCGCGGTGCCACTTCCGCACCGCGTCACCGAGGGGACCGACGGGCAGCCAGCCGTGAAGGAACTTCTGGCCCGGGTGCGGGTGTCTTGACCACGGGCCGGTCGCGCGCAGGATCTCCCACACGCGCACGCGACGGCGAATGTCGGCCTGAGTCGTCACCGCCACCCCCGCAATTCAAGTTTGGGGCGCGAAACTTGCATTTGGGCCGGCGGAATGCAGGCCAGCTTGAACTAGGACAGCCGGAGCTTCGCCGGCTCGGTGGACAGCCATTCCACCGTCGACCATCCGGCGACCCGGCAGGCCATCTCCAGCGCACCCGGAGCGAAGTGCCATGCAGAGCCGACCTGTTCGCCGGAGTACGCGTGGTCGTCGACCACGACCTGATCCACGGGGCGACCGACCGGAGCATCAACGAGCGCCACAAATCCGCCCTCTCGCGCGCCCCGCAGCTGCGTCAGCGCGTCGGCCGCGCTCAGGTGGCGAAGGGACACGCCCGCCTCGGCCGCGGCGCCGCGGAAGACGGTCGCCGGGCTGGCCACGCTCTCGGTGACGTCGACCCACTGCTCGCCGTCGTGGAGCTCACTCTTCTTTGCCATCACGCTCGCACCGCCCTCTCGACTCCCTCGGTCAGCGAGATCTTCGGCGTGTACCACCGGTTCAGCTTCGACGCGTCCAGCACGCGATGATGCACGCCGACCGGCTTGTCCAACCGCAGCTCGACCTCCGGCGCGTAGCCGACTGCCGTAGTGATGAGCCCGACTAGATCGAGCATCGACGCACCGACGCCAGTTGAGATGTTCACCGGCTCGCGTACGTCGTTGTCGACCACCGCGAGCATTGCGCCGACCACGTCGTCGATGTGGATCCAGTCCCGGACCTGCGTGCCGTCGCCCCAGATGACGAACGGATGCTCGCGCCGCTTCGCCCGTGCGACGAAGGCACCGAACGGGAACCGCTCGTCCTGGTCCTCGCCGTACCCGGACGCCGGGCGGACGACGTGGACGGGGACGTGCTGACCCGCCGCCCTGGCCATGCGCTCGCCGGTCAGCTTCGCCCAGCCGTAGTTCGAGTCCGGCTCGGAGCAGTCCGTCAGGTCGATATCGGACTCCCGCAGCAGCCGCCGGATGTGCCTGCGCTGCAGGTTCACCGGGTACGCCGCGCTGGACGACAGGTACAGCACCCGCGTGTTCGTCTTCACGGCCCACTCGAACATGGCCGCGTCGAGGTGCAGGTCGTGGGCCAGGTTCATGGCCTGCCCGTCGATCGCCGCCCGGTGGGGCGCGGTCGCGGCACAGTGGACGATCAGGTCGTAGGTCGGATCCATGACGGTGAAGANCCGGTGCGCATCGCGGCCGTCGACGAGGTCCCAGCCGTCGACGTCCCAGCCCCGGCGCAGCAGTTCGGCCGACACGTGCCGCCCGACGAAGCCTTTCGAGCCCGTCACTACCGCCCGATTCACGAGCACCCCCACAGACCGAAGCGGTAGAACGCCCATACCTCGTCGTAGGCGTCCACGCTGAACCCGGCCGCGGCGAGCAGGCCTTCCACGTCTTCGCGAGACCAAGCCCAGTAGTGCTCCGGGTTGTTGTCGTCCCATGCTTCGACCGGCGTCGACAGGATGAGCCGGCCGGCTTTGAGCCGGATCGCATTCAGCGCCGACTGCGGGTCGTCGAGGTGCTCCAACGTCTCGCAGCATACGAATGCGTCCACGTACGGGACTGCCTGCACGGTCTCTTCGATCGGGCCGGAGTAGTCGTAGCCCGGGGCCAGATCCCCGAGGATAGGGGACTCAACCAGCGCTCGCGCAATGGCGCCCGNCCCGACCCGCACGAGAGGTCGGCCACCGTCTCGACGGCTCCGAGGTACTCGCGCGCGAAGGCGATGGTGCGATCGACCCGGTAGACGTGGTCCGACCACTTCGCGTGGTCGTGCGGCGCCGCATACGCCCGGGCGAGCTCTTCCGCGTCCATCGGCAGACGTAGCCGCTTCATGACGTCCGCTCCGCCACGATCAGCTGCGACCAGCCGAGCATGTCGTGCCGCAGGATCTTCCATCCGGCGTCGGCGAAGAGACGCGCGAACCCCGGCTCATTCCACGCCCAAGCGTGCTCTTCGGCATGACGTCGGTCCGTCTCGAT